CTCAACACCAGACTGTACCAATGAAGCACCAAGGGGTAGACGATTATGTCTCACATGTAAATCAAAACTTTACAGAGAAAGAAATCAATTAAAGTACTGGTATGACACGTTGAAGATGAACGCTAAGTGTAGACAAAAGCCCTTTACTTTAACACTAGAACAGTTTAGTGAGTTTTGTAAAAAGACAGGTTATGATGAAAAGAAAGGTAAGACAGCACAATCGTTGTCGGTAGACCGTATTAAAAGTCATCTAGGTTACACTGCTGATAATATTCGGGCAATAACTTTGAGTGAAAATACGATGAGACGTTATAATGAAAGTGTAAAACCTGAAGATAATTGCCCATTTTGAAAATATTAAAATAAAAATTTGTATAATAATAAAAACACGTTTGCTATGGATTATGAAAAGGATATAGAAATAGACGAAAGTGCTATTGATTTAGGATGTTTTGAACAACCTAGATTAATGTTAAAGGTTACAAGACTTGAAGCAGAACTTGAAAAAGCTGAAGATGAAGCTAAAGAAAGGCAAAATTTAATTAAAGCCGATATTGATAAAGAAATTCGTTCTGATCCTGAAAAGTTTGGGATTGAAAAAATCACAGAAGCTGCTGTTACCAGTGCTATACTTTCTGACAAGCGTTATAAACAGGCAAGCACAGAATATATAAATGCTAAATTTGAATCAAAATGTGCAACAGGGGCTGTTAAATCTTTTGAGCATCGTAAAAATATGCTTGAAACGTTAGCAAAACTCCATGGACAGAGTTATTTTGCTGGACCAGCTATACCCCATGATTTATCAAAATTCCGTCAGGAGAGGCAAAAGAAAGTTGATACTGGTGTTTCTAATAAAATACAACGCACAAGATAATGAAAATAGTAATATATGTCTTATCGTGCAGTGCTGCATTCTTAATACTATTCTACTTATTAAGCTGGGTACAGATGCGAGCCTGGTTACGTGCAGCAGATGATTTTTTCAATAATAAAATAACAGAATATTTAACGAAATTTAAAAACAAAGAAAATGAGGAACAAAAAAAGTAATTTCCGTGGAAAAGTAGCCAGTGATGCACAACGTCAGCAAAAGGCTGCAACAAGTTATGGACATTTGTTATTACCTAAAGACATTAAGGTATTCAACCCCAAACCAGGCAGCAAGGTACTGCTGGATTTTTTACCTTACGAAGTCACAGATGCTAAGCATCCTGACCGTAACCCGGAACAGGACGTGGCTATGCCAGGTTCACTATGGTACAAGCGACCATATAAGCTGCACCGCAACGTGGGGGCGGATAACGACTCAGCTGTTTGTCCAACCAGCATTAAGAAACCCTGCCCAATATGTGAACACCGGTCTGTACGCAGTAAAGCCGGGGCAGATAAAGAGGAACTCAAAGCTATGAATGCCAGCCAGCGTAACCTGTATGTGGTTGTACCATTGGGTGAAAAAGATTATGATGAAAAACCTCACATAATGGATATTGCCCAGTTCCTATTTCAGGACTTGCTCAATGAGGAACTTCAGGAAAATGAGGACAATGAAGTATTCCCTGATCTAGAAGAAGGTAAATCAGTTAAAATCCGGTTTGATTCTACAACCATTGCAGGGAGTAAGGCATTTGCTACAGCTGACCGCATAGACTTCATTGAACGGGAAAGTCAGTACAAAGAATCCATACTGACTAAAGTTCCTAACTTGGATGAAGTACTCAAAATTTACAGTTATGAGGAACTGTCTGCCAAGTGGTTTGAATTAGAGTCAGAACCTGATGGAGGTAAGCTCAGAGATGTTGATGACGATAACATTGAAACAGACCGAGTCAAGAAGACAGTCAATCCAGACAAAGAACCAGCACGTTCAACCCGTCGGGCTGTTAAAGAAGAAAAAGAAAAAACAAAAGACCTGCCTACATGGGCTGAATTAAAACGCATTGACCGGGCAAACCTGACTACACTGATTGAGGAATACGAACTGGGATTGAATATAGATGATTTTGAAGATTCTGATGCCGGGGATGATGAATTGAGAAAAGATATTGCTGTATCATTAGATATTGTAATCCCAAAACGTTCAACACGTCCTACTAATAAAGAACCAGAAGAGAAGGAAGAAAAACATACTCCAACCCGTGGTAGTGTTAGCAGTTCAACCCGCACGTCAACGAAAGATGAAGCAGACGTAGTGGATAAAAAGTCAGGCAGTCGGGCATCTCGTGGAACAGACCCTGAAGAAAAATGTCCATACAATCACACCTTTGGTAAGGATACTGAGCGGTTTGATGACTGTGATAACTGTAAACTGTTTGATGATTGCCTGGATGCCAAGCGGGCAGCAAATAAGAAGTAATGGTTATACTCAAGACACATACTAAAAGAGAACCATATAAGTACATTGGGGTATTTCTGCCCCAATGGGTACATGAGTACTTTGCTTTATACACGCTGGCTAAAGGTGAAAGTAAATCAACAGTGATACGACGTTTATTTGAGGAGTGGATCACTAATCAACACACCACCTCAGCGGATAGTAATGACGCTAAATTGATCAGCGAAATTATACAAACGATCAAACTTCAATGGAAGTTGGAACGAGTCACTCATCCTAACATTATGCTTAGTGTGTATAAAGCTAATGTGAAAGCAGAATTAACCAGCAGAGGGATTAATTCACAATATATTGAAACCATACTAAAGGAACTTGAGTGATGAAAATGGAACGTACCATTAAAGCAGAAGAACCACTCAGCACTCAGATGAAACGTCGGGTCACTGCCAACGTGGAACGTAAGTCCAAGCCAGAATATGATGGGGATTTTGGCAAAGTTATTAGTACAGGTTCAACGTTACTTGATCTGGCTATCAGTGGTGGTCGGGTGCATGGCGGGGGTTTGCCCGGTGGTATATTTGTTGAAGCATTTGGGCCAACCGGGAGTGGTAAGACTGTTTTGTTATCAGAGATTGCCGGAGCTGTTCAACGTCAGGGTGGAGATGTGTTGTTTCATGACCCAGAGGCTAGGTTGAATAAACAGTTTGCTCAAATGTTTGGTCTTAAAATTAAAGACGAAAACTATAAAAAACCAGCTACTGTACCAGAAGTTTTTAAAGCTGTTCGGGCATGGGAACCAGAAGGTAAATCAAAAGTCGTACATGGTATATTTGCAGACTCCCTAGCTGCTCTTTCTACTACTACAGAAATGGACAATGAGGAAGGGGACAAAATGGGAATGCGTCGTGCCAAGGAGTTTAGTCAGGAGTTGCGTCAAACGTGTCGCCTGATCACTGAAAAGAACTATTTAATGGTTTGCAGTAATCAGGTACGTATAAATGTAGACGCTGGTCAGTACGGTCAAAAATACACAACCCCTGGTGGAGAATCTGTCGGATTTTATGCCAGTTTGCGATTACGATTTAACCGAGCAGAGAAAATTAAACTTAAAAAGCGAATTGCTGGTAAGGAAGAAAGTCGGGTAATTGGTGTGGAGGCTTGTATTGAAGTGTTTAAAAGTTCAATATGGAAACCATTTCATACTGCTCCTGTAACAATACTTTTTTCCTATGGCATAGATTCAATCCGGGATGAACTGCAATTTATTAAAGATCACACTAAAAACACCACTTATTGTGTATCCAATATCAGTTTGTCTAATAGTATTGAAGAAGCCATTAAGATTGTTGAAACAGATAAATTAGAAACTACTTTAAAAGAAGAAGTGATTAATTTGTGGGAACATATAGAAAGTCAATTTGAACAGGAACGTAAACCCAAAAGATGATGAAACCCGGAGATATAGTAATGATATTCGCAAGTCCAGTTAAACAGGAACATCCAATAGATCAGGCAAAATTGATTGAGAAGAAACGAGATTTACCAAGAGGTCTTGAAGAATGGTGGGTTGAATATACCAATGATCCTGATAAACAGTATGTAGTTATACTAAAAAATGATGATGGAACGCACGAATGAACCAAGGATATTGACTAATGATCCTAGTTTTACTGCCTGGGGTTGGGCTATCCTGAGTAGCAATGGTAGAGTCTTTAGAACAGGTTGTATTAAAACTGCTCCTGAACAAAAGAAACGTCGTATACGTACTTCGGACGACCGAACACGTCGGACGAGTGAGATTGTACAAACATTGCTGAAGTTGATAAAAGATCATAATATAACATATATACTGAGTGAATCTCCACATGGTTCACAGAATGCCAGTGCAGCAGTAATGATCGGTATTGTAACGGGTATTACCACTACAATATCGGAATGCCTGAATATCCCAATAGAATATTATTCTGAACAGGATGCCAAGAAAGCTGTACTGAATAAAAAAGCAGCTACCAAAGAAGATATGATTAATGCTATTGATAAACTCTATGCCGTAAATTGGCGAGGTGTTAAATACATAGATGAAGCAGTGGCTGATGCCCTTGCTATTCATTACGTAGCTAGCAGGGAAAGTCCAACATTACGTTTATTTAAAAATCAATAACTATGAAACAACGAGATACAATACATTGGGAAACTCAAATATTGTTGTGGATTATTATAATGATACTTTGCACAATTTGTCACAAATTAAATGCTCAAAACCTAGACATACATTTACTTAGGCAAATCAATACCCCTCATGAACTAGTTACTGATGGATTCTTTAGAGGGGTGTCTAATTCTACCTTTTTTATATCAGTAGGAACTCCGCTCACTATGATGATTACGGGTGAGATAAGAAATGATCCTAAACTACTTAAAACTTCCTGTATATTAATAGTCTCAACAGCAACTACATTTGCTATTACTGATATTTTAAAGCATGCTGTGAACCGTCAGCGACCGTTTGTGACTTATAAAGACATACTGAACAAATCCAGGGTGGTTACCTTAGACCCATCATTCCCATCTGGTCATACGTCCAGTGCTTTTAATACAGCTACATTTATAAGTTTACATTATCCTAAGTGGTACATTATTTTACCATCTTTTACGTGGGCAGGCACAGTGGCATACTCCAGGATGTATTTAGGTGTACATTATCCTTCAGACGTACTCGTTGGTGCTTTAATTGGATCAGGCACGGCTTATTTAACTCATGTATTAAATAAAAAATTGTATAATAGATAAAAACTATGATCTGGACAAAAACTTTCAAATTTACAAAAATTAGACCAAACAAATATCCAGAAACTATATGTGTTGAAGTTTGGTTCTTTTTAATTATCCCAATGTTTATAAGAATATATTAATATGAGAAATTTAAAAAACTTTAATCATTGGATTGCTGAAATAAGGCAATTGGCAATAGAATTTCCGGTAAAAGATATTGATGAGGATGGGATTACATCAAATATTTCAAAATTAGGCATTAAAAGAATCTTTAATAAATCATCATTTACCGATGAATTTAGAGATGGGTTAACACCGCAAGAAGCTTTTGATAATGAAATGGATGCTTGGAAAGATTCCTTATAAACTATTAATATGATACAATCGCTCGAACTTTGCAACTTCGAAAGTTACCGGCATTCCAAATTAGAATTCGTACCGGGCGTAAATATCGTCGTTGGTGCCACAGATGCAGGTAAGACAGCCATTATGCGAGCATTTCGCTGGTGCATAAACAATCGTCCTAATGGTAGTGATTTTGTTAGTTGGGAAGGGGTTAATGATGAAGGAGACACTCAGGTTATAATAACCACAGACACTGATACTATCACCCGTAGCAAAGGAAAAATTGAGCTTTATAAAGTCAACAAACTTGAACTTAAAGCATTCAATAAAGATGTACCGTCGGAAGTCAGTCAGGCATTGAATTTGTCAGAGATAAATATCAAAAGTCAGTTCGAATCACATTTTCTGCTCAGTAAAACATCAGGAGAAGTAGCTAGTTTTTTCAATAAGATTGCCCGATTGGACATTATTGATACTGCAACTAACAATGTCAACCGATGGATCAATGAAATTAAACAGGACATTGCTAGTAAGAACCGACTGATTGAAGAGAACCAGATTAAATTAAAAACATTTGATTACCTTACTGAGTTTGAAACTGAAGTTGAAACCCTGGAAGATGCAGAAATTGATCTGAGAGAAATGCAATCACAATATGATCAACTCAATAAACTGTTAACAGATATTGATCGGGTTAATGCTGCTATTGAACAGGAACAACTCATGGTGCAAAGTGAAACGTTGATTAACAGTATTCTGGATGATTATAACCAACGTCGAGCACTCCAGACAAAACACGATAATTTAACCGTGTTACTGAATGAAATAGATGACATTCAGCGTCAATCAGACGAATTTCAACAGTTGTTAGGTTGTGAAACGTTAATTAATGAACTGTTAAAACTTTATAAGGAACGGGCTATTGCTGAAACAGAACACATCAAGTTATCCCGGTTGTTGCATAATATAAGTGGTACAGAAACTCAGTTGAAACAGGCAGAAACCCGTTACAATGCTTTACATAAACAGTTTGAGGATGAATTTCCATCAGTATGCCCTTTGTGTGGTAAACCAAAATAAAGAATTATGGATAATAATTTTGATTTTATAAAAAAGGTTGCTCTTCGTTTAAAAAATGAAGAAATAGATAAAATGTCAGAAGAACAAAAAACAAGAATTATAGAGATTGATTCTGAAATTAATGAAATTGAAGAAAAAGAAAGTTATATGCAATATATATTGGATTTATTAGAAAAATATATGTTTTAATGGAACGTTCTAAACTAAATAAAATCCCAACATTAATTTGCTCTGCCGATTGGCACCTAAGAGAGGATACCCCTGTGGCAAGAACGGATGATTACTGGGTAGAACAATGGCGAAAGGTTGATTTTATTTCTGACTTACAAAAGAAATATCATTGCCCTGTAATATTATCTGGAGATATGTACGATCATTGGAAACCTTCACCAAACCTGTTGCGAGAAACTATATTACATATACCAGATCAATTAATGGTTTGTTACGGGCAACATGACCTACCAGCACATTCGCTGGATTTAGTAAACAAGTGTGGGATAAATGTTTTAGAAGCTGCAAAAAAATTAACTGTTTTACCAGAATGTCACTGGAATCAATTTCCAAAAGAAGGTAGTTTATATTTACCTAATTATGATTGTCATATTCTAGTCTGGCACGTTATGAATTATCAAGGTAAATTGCCGTGGCCAAATTGCCCATCACCATTATCAGGAGCAATACTTAGAAAGTACCCTCAATTCCCATTGATCATAACCGGTGATAACCATAAAAGTTTTTCAGAATCGTTTGAAGGACGTTGGCTCATTAACCCCGGTTCGTTAATGCGTATGGATGCTGACCAGATTGACCACCGACCTTGTGTATATCTATGGTTCGCAGAAGATAACACTATAGAACAAGTATTTATACCCATTAAGCAGGGAGTGATCAGCCGGGAGCATCTGGAACGTGAAGCAGAACGGGACGGTCGTATTGATGCTTTTGTAAGCCGTCTGGATGATGACTGGGAAGCTGCGTTGTCGTTTGAACAAAATGTTGAAACTTTTAAACAGACTAATCAGGTTAGGATAAGTGTAATGGATATTGTTTACCGGAGTATGGAGAAAGTAAAATTAGTATTATGAAACTAATAGTAGCTGGTAGTAGAACCTTTGATAATTATAAATTACTAGATATTTCTATTACTGATTTTATAGTACATTTAACAAAAGAACCTTTTCATCAATTAGAAATTATATCTGGTACTGCTAAAGGAGCAGATCACCTTGGAGAAATATTTGCAAAAAAGAATCATTTGAAATGTTCTAGATTTCCAGCTAATTGGGACAAATATGGAAAATCTGCCGGATATAAACGAAATGAAGAAATGGCAAAATATGCTGATGCTTGTATTTGTTTCTGGGATGGTATAAGTAGGGGAACAAATCATATGATAAACATAGCAATTGAACATGAATTAGACTTAAAAATAATACGATTTAGATGACACCAATAGAAGTTTTACAGGAACAACTTTATAAATATGAAAAGGCACTCAAAAAGTCTGAGGAATCGTTAAAAGCAGGACAGATCACTCCAGAACTTCATCGTATACATCGGACAAACAATGAACCGGAGATTAAAAAATTCAGAAGAGCCATAGCAATATTAAAAGCAGAGGAATTATGAAAACAGAAACCCAATTACTAGACTTAAAAAAGGATGTTGAATCAGCAAAAAACACTACTGCTGAACTGACCGGTCAACTGAAAGGTCTTAAAAAGCAATTACAGGAAGAATGGTCTTGTAAAGATTCTGCCACAGGAGACAAACGAATTGTTGATTTATTAAAGCAGATTCGTGAACTGGATCAGAAGATCAAAGACAGTACTGTTGAACTAGAGGAAAAATATCAACTATGAAATTTATAATGAAGGCAGATATTATATTTAGGGCAGAGGATATTGATGATGCTTTTTTATGCTTAGCAACTCATTTTATGTATCTTAATGATGGGGTGGGTGAAGATCCTCAACTTATTGAAAAAGGAAAAATTGAAATAAAACCTTTAAAAGATGAATAGCATATCCCAAATCCGTCAACGACTAGAACAACGCAAGGGTCAGCGCACGGAAGTTGAACAGACTATCACTAATAATGTTCAGGCAGTCAAAGATCAGGAACGTTCCCTCAGGCGTCATGAAGAAGCTCGTGAAATTATTCGTATTACTGGACAAAAAACCCAAAACCAATTGTCCTTTCACATAAAAGATATTACTTCACTGGCTATGGAAGCCGTATTCAATAATCCTTACGGTCTGGCTATGGAATTTGTTAACCGACGTAATAAAACTGAATGTGATCTATATTTTGAACGGGACGGCAACCGGGTAGAACCCCTTGATGGTGGAGGTGGTGGTGCTGCCGATGTGGCTTCATTCGCTCTGCGGGTTGCTAGTTGGTCTCTACAACGTCCACACACACGTAACGTGCTTTTATTGGATGAACCGTTTAAACACCTCAAAGGAGAGAACGAGAACCGACGAGTGCTTGAAATGTTACGTAAGATCAGTCAAGAGTTAAAAATGCAAATTATTATGGTCAGTGATGAACGTATAAGCCGGGAAACTACCATTGAAGCTACTGACCGGCTGTTTGAAGTGAGTATTCGTAGCGGGATAAGTAAAATAACAGTATCATGAAAACAGAAATTTGGGTAAATTTTAATTATGGTGCGTGGCATTTATCTTTTTCAAAAACATTTATTTTCCCATTTACTCCTTTTGTTGGGATGTTTCTTTTAGATAAAGAAGGAGATTACGAAAATCAAATTGAACTTGCAAATAACGATTATCGCAGAACTATGATTTTCTATTATGTAAAGGAAGATAAATTTATTGTTGATATTAATGAGCATTGGAAACGCCCAGTATCTGATGAATGCATTGATAATACAATAGAAATATTTAAAAATACTAAATGGAAAAGAGAAGATGATACAAATGTTTCTGAATTAAAAGAATTAATGAAAAGGGATTACGAAAAAACTAAAAAGACAGTATCATGAAAGTACTAATCATTATCATCTCTTGTATCATATTAAATATCTCATGTTGGATTGGAACGGTGACTATCAATCAACATCAAATACCTAATCAATTAACTTTAACAGTTAAATCCATTCATAATGACCACGACGTTGTATTAAAGGATCAGAAAGGTAATATTTACGTAATGAGTGTTGAGAATGCTTATGATGAAGCATTCGTCCCAGGTACAATAATTTATTTTGGTAGAAATGAAGTAATAATCAAATGAAAACAATTCCGTTATCTAGAGGTCACGTTGCTTTATGTGATGACAAAGATTATAAATTTCTTAATCAATGGAAATGGTCATATCAGGAAAACCTAGATGGTAGTTGTTTTGCAGTAAGAATGACTACAATTAATGGTGAAAGAAAATCATTAATAATGCATAGAATATTATTAAATCCTCCTAAAGGATATATAGATAAGCATTTAGACGGTAATGGAATAAATAACCAGCGAGCAAACTTCTTAAGAATGTCGCTCAGTCAGTTACGAGCTAGTGATCATATTGTTCATTCAAAATCAGGATACAAAGGTGTTAAGATTACAGCACAAATAAGTGTAAATAGAAAACATATTGATTTAGGTAGTTTTAAGTCAGTAAAGAAAGCAGCAAAAGCGTATGATAAAGCTGCAAAGAAATATTTTGGTGAATTTGCTGTTCTTAATTTTAAATAATGGATCAGGACAGAGCAGTCAACAAAATCCTTCGTGATCTTAAACAATTTGAACTGATAAAAGCAGATGATGAGGGACATATTAGATTACATTTACAAAGATTGTATACAGCAGGATGGGAAGAGGGTAATAAAAGAATATTTGCTAACTTTAAAAAAACAATCATTTTGTACAATAAATACAATGAACCTATTGCTGAGTATGAAAGTGCTGAAGAGGCAGCAAGGCAAACTAAATGTTCTGTGAAAGGAATTTATAGTGCTGTTTATAGAAAATCAGTATCAAGAAATGGTAATTACTGGAAATATAAAGATAATGAAAGATGATAGTCTAATGCCTTTTGGAAAATATCAAGGAGAAAAGATGGCCAACATACCTGCTAGTTATTTACTTTGGCTATTTGAAAACGGCAAATGCTATGGTGAAGTCAAAGAATATATTAAAGCAAATTTAGATGTTTTGAAAGCTGAGATTAATTATGAATCTAAAAAAGGAAAATGATTTTATTCAATTTTAAAAAAGTTCTCATAAAATATAGAAGGAAAAATACGTGTAGTTTCCTCAAATGAACGTACCCATATCAGGTTATCTATCTCAATATAAACCTTTCGTGCTTTAACGTCACATTCTTTTATCTTTCCAATTTCTATGTCTGATTCTGAATCACCAATAAACCGTACTGAAGTACCTGTCATAAAGTAGTATTGGACGTCCCAAAATCCTTTAATTTTTTCCTGATACTCATCCCGATAACAAAAGGCAGGTAACCCATTTTTTCCAAAAAACTTCTGTAAATAACGTTCCTGCTGACTAACATTGTTGAATATTGACGGCAAACAGTTTTCTAAGGCTATCTGATCAATCTTCTCACGCTTCTTGATACATATATCAGCAAACTTCTTTTTATCAAAAGGGCGTGTGTAAATAAGTCCACGGAACCTGTAGCACAACCACTCAATTTGTAAACGACTATAAAAATCAGAAATAGGAATAATCCGTGTGCGAGGTAACTGGCTAGTCATACATTATATGTAATGAACTTTGAATGTGGTATGTGTTTCTCGCAGGTCAGTCACAGCAAAGAACGTACTCATTGCCCCATCATCATGATCGGAACTACTTTCTAGCTTACCACTATCTTCATGAAACGTCACACTATTAAATTCCCCACATAACCATTCGAACGTGTTCCGGCTTGTCTCATCACCAAACGGAATACGCAGTTCACCCCGTTCGAACATAGCACTCAGGCTGGGCAATCCTTCGTACAGGTCTTTTTTCAGGTTACTTTCCGTAATGAATGGTTCAATATTACTTACACCACGTTCCCTGACCAGTTCGATCATTATACTCTGAAAACCATTCCCCTCGGCAATAATACGGTTTGGTCGGAAGCGGTTGTTCAACGACACAATCTCCGAGACCTGTTCTCCATGGGGCATACCCTTCTTACGGAACACGTGTAACAGGTAATATTTTTTATCAGCAGCACGTCCCCAAACACTAAATACTGAATAATCAGCACTCACTGTACCACTAAGAGCAAAGTCACAACCCATCACTACACGTTCCATCTGGACGGGAAAACTATCAATATTGTTAACCAACGAAATTTTATCCATACCAATTTTAGCACGATTCAGGTATTCCCACGGGAACAGTGAAGAATAATCACTGATAGGCTTGACCAAATGCTCACGGGTGAAAACAATAGTACCCTGAGATTCCTTCAATTCCATCAGTTTGTCAAACGTGTACCGTTCTGGTGCTAGTATTCTGCCATCCGGATATATACCAGGATAAATAAATGTCTTGAAGTTAGGATCATTCTTGATGCGCCAGTACAGGTCTTTCTCATGGAACGGTGTACCGCTGACTATCAAATATCCCCCAGGCTCAACAATGTTCACAATTTCGGCATAGAATACCTCTTCAAACTTATCCCGCTGATCTTTGCTGTACAGGCAACTTTTATCCAGAAAGTCATCTACTATGGCTGCCCCTAAGTGTAGACCACGTATAAAAGAACCTTTAGAACGTAAAAGTATAGAGGCTCCATTTTTGGTACGTATCTGTTCCTTGCCTAAGTCGTTATGATTGGTGGGTAATAAAATGTCATGTAAGAAATCATTTGTACGTATTTCTTCAACCACTTTCTCCAGATGACGTATCCCCAACTTGCTTTCATTAGTTATTAGAACTGTTTCTTTATGATTACGATTTTCATGAGTATCCTGTGTACGATTCATCCATTGTGGACGGCGATAACCATAACTACGCCATAGAGGAAATGCAAAACACCACTCATAGGATTTTCCTGACCCACGTTCACATTGGAAACTACTGAATGGATACATTTGGGTTAAATTACCCCACTCGATATTCCTATAACCCATGTCGAAATTAGGTAACATTGTGGTTTTAAAGTAATTGAATGAATTGATCTTCAATGTTTCATCCATTACTGTTTCTAAATTCGGTAAATAATCAATGCTTTCCGGATCAATCAGGTCAGATTCCACATGCGTTACTCTGTATGTTTCCTGCAACATGCTCAGGTATAATGCATCCAGGTCATTATTATACCCTCCCAGAAGTTCTTTCATTGCTGCTGGAGTAAGATTACGCAATATTTGATCAACATAAGAAAAAATATCACGTTTTTCTGACTTACTTAAAACCTTCCCTTCAATAATATTGTTACTAATTTCAATCATTACGTTCATTTATGAAATTCACTCCAGGGAATGTTGAAATATAATTATCCAACAGGGCAAAGTCAGCATCCCGTTGTTCCATATCAGTGTATTCTATTGTCTTGTTAGTTTCCGGGTTTGTAACCGAAGTGGTTTCAGGCAGAGCGTTGATGATTATAAAGTATAACATGGCGTGCTTCCCAAAATTGTACTCATCCCGCTTTTCATAACCCCGTACATAATGTAAATCCAACCGGAAGTCTCGGAAGTAAATCCAGTTACGCTTGAATAAAAAGGCTAAACCACTTTTTGACTTTTTGTCTTTGACTTTTGGAACACCATCCTCATCATCCCCCGTCCCATCATCCCGTTCCAATACTAGTTTGGCATGAACATCCAACAGTTTATCATAAATTTCTTTATCCTTTAAATATTTCCATTGGTTGAGTATAGTTACCACTTCCTGTAAACCAGCATCTTTTAATAAACCAGTAAGTTCTGTAATTATCTCTGCATCTTCCTTACTTAAAGGATGGATTAAAGAGGATTCTAAGTCTTTTGGATATCTTTGACTTGAAGATTGTAAGAAAGTATTCATACCAAATTTGTAACAAAATTAAACAATTATATCTCCTCCAATCGGGTCTCCATAATACTGTGACCCCCACTCCATGTGAATACTAATAGCATCTTGTTTATCAGGAACGATCGGTACCACTAGATCAACATTGTTTGGATCAGTAGTATATAAATTATTTTCAGCCTGTATGCTATCAGCCAACCCGTCAACAAGACTGCGTTGAATCCATATGCCTACCATACCATCAATAGCAACTGTACCTATTTCTACTGCATTCACCTGCCCTGATGCTTCATAAAAATCAGCATACAATGGTTTGGAATTTCGGTTTGGTATATGTTCCATTTGAAGTACTCCATTGGCATCCGCTGTCATATCAACAGCAGCAACCAGATACTTACTATATGACCCATCAGGATATTCAAACCAAAGCCACAGATTATCAACCTCTACTCCTGTTTCATTCTTCAGTACCAGTGCAATGAATTCATCTTCTGGTGTCTTACTCAACATAAACTGAGTTATCTCACTGAACAGGTTATCAAAAGCATTATTAGGCAAAGGACTTGCTGACTTGTAACCACCCAGTGACAAACGAGGATCACTCTGAATTTGAGATTCTCCGGTTATTGAAGTATAATATAATTTCATAAGACTTAATGTAAAGGTAATGCACAACTAAAACTTATTGTATATGTATGACTAGCAGTATAATTACCTGTTAATAATTGAATATCTAAAACCTGGGCACTATATCCCCTCTGAATGATTGCAGGTACAAATGCACTTGCATTATTATCATACACACTGACTGCTCCAAATAATCCAGTTTCAAAGACCGGACTGCCTACACTACTTCCAAATGTTATATATAAATGTCCGTTTGATCCCGAACCAGGCATGGCACAAGTACAAGCAAGATTAATTAGGTATGCCATTCCAATCTTTGCATAATTCCAAATTGTACTGCTTGGTGTTACTGCAGTATAAGGATAAACTCCTGTTGACATTGTTAAAGCAGAAGTCCCCTCAACGAATGTTCCCAATGCATCAATATATTCTGTAGAATACACATCTAAATTTCCCCTTGCTGTTACTTTATTAGTCAAATCATTTAAGTTTTGACTTTTTGCTAAGTAGCCAGTCAGCAGTGCATCTACTTGTGCAGAAGTATAAATAGACAATACAGTTAACCAGGTAAGTACATCAGACGAATCCAAATTACCTGCATTAAGATCAGCTTTTCCACTTATAACAATATCCCCAAAATTGATACGGAAATATGAGGATTGAAGTGATCGTTCATCATACACTGTAACTAATGAACCATCACTATTAACACGAGCAATGTAAAAATCTTCTCCTGCTGTGTATCCTGTTACTGGAGGGGTATTTGTTACTTCCTCAGCAATAAATTCTACATTACATGAATCATATGAATAAATACCAGTCGATGTTATAGATGCTACAGATGTTTTAATGCTGAATGCTCCCAGAACAATATAACGTAGGTGAGTTTCTGCTGATAAATTTCCAGCTATTATAGCAGTGGTATCTGCTGCTACAGAAACCACTTCATATATTCCACTATTGGTAGCCGGAGTCAGTGAACCATCATCTGCCTGGGTAAAAAACTGAAGTTTAACCGGGAATCCTGAAGATGCTCCCCGCAACACGTCTGTAAACATTGTACCAACACCAGATAATGTTCCATCGACAGCAATATCCACATAACCCTGTTCGTAATTATCATAACGGTGCGAGATTTTCATCCAGTACCATGTACTGTCTACAGTAGGTAAGGGCAAATTATCAAACGCTCGCAAGTACATCAGGTTACCGTTCTTATCCAGTGCATAACTATCTGTTATGATTTTAAGTGAGTTTGAATTAGTCCCTACCTCGACTTTAAATGCTGGATCAACAGCAAGGGACAACCCTTGTTGAACTATTCCAAATGACTGCGTGCTACTGATAAACAAAAACAGTGCTGGATTGTCCTTTATAAAAGACATTAGACGATCTAGTTCCTCTTTTTCCAGGAAATTATCCCTGTAAACATTCAATGCTCCTTTCATATCATAAAAATTTAAGTAATGTAAATGTGTTATACGGTATCAATTCATTGTCAATAATCTTTTCAACCTGTTGATTGTTATATTCTGTACTATTATTTTTTAAGTATCCAATAATAAAATTACGGGCAGAAAGTAATCCACGAGAAAACCATAGAGAAGACACACGTACTTTTATATCTGATATAGTCACAATATCTGTTAAAACACTACCCGAAGTATTAGCAACTATAATGTGAGGAAATATATATTTTGCTGCTGCCGGCATACGTAATCCCTGACCAAAACCAATAGCCAAAACATCATCGGCTATCAGATCACTATCACTGGCGTGTAATACTCCACGCACCCAATATTCAGTATCAGTTTGATTTAATGATGCTAAAGTAAAAAACATATTGTCATTTGCTCCCGTAGTAATCCTAACAGATGTAAGTAAATTAGCATATTGATCAAATATTGTAACACCAAACGACAAATCCCCGACTAATTCTGTTTTCTGAACTTTAAAACTGATTTCATAGTCTAATGATGGATCAATAACAATACAATGTTCAGTATCTAAAAATCCTGCAACACCTATTCCGGAACTGTTTGCTGATGGAACACCCGTAATTTGCATCTTACCATTTATGATGGTAATGTATTGAAGATTAATCAAAGGATATTTATCAAGACTTTCTACAGTTTCTGTAAATTCATATCCTTTTATCAGGTTTACAATATTATCTGCTCCGGTATACAAAGGGGAAGATTCCCCTACACACCATCCTAACTCTCCTCGTAAAGTTAGTGCAAATAGGAACTCATCAGTAACTATGTTATTTAATAGTCTTAATATTTCCCCATCAATCGATGTACTTTTCAGATAAACAGCTTCTGTACCCCGTTTGGCAATCTCGGCTATGTAATTATTATAAATATATGATAACTCCTCTACATCAGGATTATCACGTATATATACCCCACGACCTTTAACAAATTCCCGCATCAGAGCAATACTTCCTGGCACATGCTCAAAACCCCGTGCGTAATAAACTAGTATGGCAAAGAAATGAGTAATGGTAAACCAATAACTTATAAAATCACGATCATCACCACCCTGATTACGTTTAACATAACTTGGTATGATTCCTAATTTATATAATTTCTCTAGTACGTTCAATGCCCAATCCAGTACATTAGTATCATCTGGTGTAAAAAAGTTAGCAAACACCATGCTATTGAAAACCGGGTGGGATAATGGTTCCAATGTACCACCAATATGAATACTTTCGAATGTAAGATCACCCCCGGTTCCAATCCTTTTGTAACGATATTCTACAATAAAATAATCTGTACGTTCTATATCTATTCCCTGAATGTTGACAGTAGTCAGTTCAATCCAGTCACTGAACGTGATACCTCCGTTAGTACTATACTGGAATGTCTTTTCAAAATAAGTATCCCCTGTCTCACCTATAGTAGAATCAATAAAAGATATTAAAGCAACTATGCCTACAACAGGTACATTCGTCTTTACTATGATTACATCACCATTCTCAGTTACACGAGACTCTATAACAGCCATTTATACCTCTATCTATTTAAAAACAACTTCTTTCATTAATGTGTTACAAGAAATTTACCACCCGTTTTTACAAAACTACCATTATATTTTATATAAATATTCTGAGGATAACCGAGTGTCGTAATTGAATATTGTGTCCCATAAGTTGTTCCTACACTATTAGTTATATATGCCCGGTAATAATATATTGTAAGAGGATTAAGTAATCCTGAAACACTAGTAGAAAAAGGATTTGTCAACTGCCCAGGATAATAAGCATTTGTCAATACATC